CTTTCATATAATGGCACTGTAGCTGGGACGACTAGTTACGTTAACCAAATTGCGACAATGGCTGTCGTCGACCCGTCCGATACGGCCTTTTTAACGATACTTCCTCAGTGTATTACATATGCTGAGAACCGCATTTACCGAGACCTAGACTTTCTATTTAGCTCGGTCTCAAACACAAGTTACTCTGTGCCGCTTGGCAGTAGGATAATATCTGTCCCGTCTGGGTCTGATTTTGCGCAAGGGGAATGGGGCGGCGGCGTTTTAGTCGTTGCAGAGCAAATAAATCTTTTGACGCCGGCTGGATCAACAAACCCAGATTCATCTACTCGCGTGCCTCTTTTGCCGACAACAAAAGAATTTCTTGACGCGGTTTATGGGGCGTCTTCTTCCACTGGGCAGCCAAAGTATTTTTGTCCGTTTGACGATTACACTTTCCTTGTTGGCCCATATCCAGACGCGACATACCGAGTTGAGATTGTGGGAACATTTAGACCTGCGAGTCTGTCTTCCACTAATACGACAACATTTATCAGTCTTTATCTGCCCGATTTATTTATTATGGCCAGCATGGTCTATATTGCGGCATATCAACGAAACTTTAGCTCTACGATGGGGAATGACCCCCAAATGCCAATTAATTATGAATCGCAATATATGGCGCTTCTCAAGTCTGCTCTTGAAGAAGAGACGAGAAAGAAGTTCGAGGCATCCGCGTGGTCATCACAAGGCGCTTCAAAATTTGCAACGCCTACTCGTGGTTAATATTATGCAATTTAAAAAACACAACAAATGCGGCAAAACAAACAAAGAGCATGACGAGCTCGCGCATTTAATGTTGGGGGCCGTATAATGCCTCACAGCACACTCAAGCTCCATGCGGGCGTGGATGAAAATAGGACGCTTGCATTAAATGAGGCGGCTGTTTCAACTTCTAATTTAATTAGGTTCTTTTACGACAAAGAGGGGCTGGGACTCGTCCAGAAACTTGGCGGGTGGGTTAGATATTTCCCCACGGCTCTTACTGACATTGTTAGGGCGCTGTGGGCTTGGGAAGATACTAACGCAAATAAATACTTAGCTGTTGGGCGGCAGGCGACTTCAATATCTGGTGACGCGCTTTCAATTATTAATAATGGTTCTATCTTTATAATTACGCCGCAAACAAGAACAGAAAATGTTTCCTTAAATGTAACGACTACTTTAGGGAGCGCCAGTGTCGTTATTTACGACGCAGGATCAAATGTCGTAAATAGCGATTCCGTTTATATACAAACGCAGATAAGCGTCGGCGGCCTAATTTTATTTGGATTATACCCATGCACATACTTAGGCCCTGATCAATATCAAATTACAGCAATTGACGCCCTCGGAAATCCCTTACCAGCAACAAATAGCGTTTCATCAGGCGGCTCTGTCCCCGTATTTACTTTTGCGGCCAGTTCGGCCTCAGTAAATGTTAATTTAAATAATCATGGTTTTGTTGTTGGTGATATATTTCCAATTGTTGTTTCTGTCACAAGTTCTGCTGCAAATGTGACCCTTTATGGAAATTATACCGTTCAATCAGTAACAGATGCCAATAATTTTTCTATTAATGCGTCTGCCACAGCCTCCTCTGGCGGCACAGTAACAATGAATGGGAACTTGGCCAGATATGAATATTTTATCACTTACGCGCCGGCCCCTACTTCTGTAGGCTATGGCGTTGGCGGCTATGGCGTTGGCGGCTATGGAATAGGGACGCCTGGACCAACACCTATTGCTGCGGCGCCAATTAATTCTTCCGACTGGACGTTAGACAATTGGGGTAGCATCTTAGTATCGTGCCCAGTAATTGTTAATTCTGACGGCAGTTTTTCTGGCGGCCCCATTTATCAATGGGACCCAGTATCAAATAAAACGACTAATGCTTCAGTAATACCACAGGCGCCAGTAGCAAATGACGGCATATTTGTAGCGATGCCGCAGCGCCAAATTGTTGCGTGGGGGTCTACGTTTTCAGGCATACAAGACCCTCTTTTATTAACATGGTGCGACGTTAATAATTTTAATTCTTGGATTACAACTGCAACAAATCAGGCCGGCTCTTACAGAATACCAAAAGGCTCCAGAATTGTTGGGTGTATCCAGGGACCACAACAGGGACTTATTTGGACAGACATTGGCTTGTGGGCCATGCAATATTCTGGACCCCCTTACGTTTATCAATTTAACGAAATAGGAACTGGGTGCGGTCTCATTTCAAGAAAAGCCGCCGGGTCTATGAACGGCATCGTTTATTGGATGGGCCAAAGTCAATTTTTTATGCTTGGCAGCTCTGGCGTTCAAGTAATTAACTGTCCCATTTGGGATGTTATATTTCAAAATTTAGATAGAAATAATTTATGGAAAATTAGATTTGCCGCTAATTCAAATTATTCTGAAATTTCTTGGTATTATCCAACAACAGATAGCAACGGCGAGATATCGTCATATGTAAAATACAATGTCGCATTAGGCACTTGGGACTACGGCCAACTCTCTAGGACCGCTTGGATTAATCAGTCCGTCCTTGGCTCTCCCATAGGTGCCTATCCATTTTCTTCTGGGTCGGGGTATTCAAGTTATATTTATCAGCACGACGGCGTCGACCCAGCGACAGGGTTGTTGGCGACTGACGCAGACGGCGCCCCTATTAATGCCAGTTTTCAAACTGGTTACTTTGTTATTTCTGATGGCGAGTGGAAGGTTTTTGTTGACCAAATATGGCCCGACATGAAGTGGGGATATTTTGGACAATCGCAAAATGCCAATGTTCAGATTACTTTTTATGTGACTGATTACCCAGGCCAACAACCTAGAGTTTATGGCCCATATAATATGACTCAAGGGACTCAGTTTTTAACGCCGAGATTTAGGGGCAGGTTATTGTCGATTGGTATATCAAGCAATGACGTTGGGACATTTTGGCGCCTTGGTGCTATGCGTTATCGCTTTGAGCAAGACGGCAAATTTTAAATAGGAGGCTGCCACGGCTACGCTTGACGATATTCTCACAACACAGAAAAATGGCGTTATTGCCATTAATAATCTTAATCAGACCTATACCTATCTTGGTGGTAGAATAACTTCGTCTATTTTGACTAATTCAACGCTTATTTCTGGCTCTCCTGGTAGAATTGTCAGAGTGTGTGTCACTGTCGCTGGAAGCACTGTCGGGACGGCATATAATGCTCCTAATACGGCTTCTGTAACCCCATCAAATGTCTTATACATTATACCAAATACAGTCGGCGTTTATGATATTGGCGCTCACTTTTCAAATGGGCTCGTTATATCGCCAGGAACTGGTCAGTCTGTTAATGTCACATACTCACTTGATTGAGGAATATCATGCCGCTTCTTAAGGGTAGGGATCAAACAACAATCAGCAAAAATATTGCTGAAATGGTCCACGCCGGCCACCCGCAGCAACAGGCGGTGGCGGCGGCATTAAATCAGGCCCGTCAGTCCCGCGCAGACGGCGGCGAGACTGCCAAGAAAATGTTTGTTGGGCCAATTCATTCTTCCGTAGCCGGCAGAACTGACCACTTGCCAATTAATGTTCCCTCTGGGGCCTACGTCATTCCCGCAGACATTATTTCTGGCATGGGGGAGGGGAATACAATGGCCGGATTTAAGGCGGCCAATAGGACGTGGGGGAAACAAAGGTTACATGGTGATGAAACGCCTACTGAGGTTATTGTCGCGGGAGGAGAATATATTATTGATCCTCATAATGTCGCTTCTATTGGCGGAGGTGATATTAATATTGGGCATGATGAACTTGATAAATTCGTCGAATTAGCTCGTGCCGACTTAATTCAAACATTAAAAAAACTACCTGGGCCAAAGCGAGATTAAGGGGATCTTTATGCCAAGGAAGCCAATAGACGATGTCACTGTTAGGGTTGGGACGCCCGAAGACATAGACGGCGTTATGGAATTAGCAATGTTGGTCTGTAAGGAAAATGGTATCTTTGAGCCCAATATTCAGAAGATACTATTTGATATTTGGCCGGCCCTTAATCAGGACCACGGCATTATTGGCGTCATTGGCGCGCCGGGTGAGCAGCTAGAGGGCTTTGTTCTATTAAGAATAGGGCAAATGTGGTATTCAGACACAGAAATACTTGAAGAGAAAACAGTTTTTATCCATCCAAAGTTTCGCAAGGCGAGCGGTGGCCGCGCAAGGAAGCTCTGTAGATTTAGTAAAAGAGTTGCTGACGAACTTGGTCTGCCGATGATTATCGGTGTTTTGTCAAATCATAGGGCAAGTGGTAAAATGCGGCTTTATGAAAGTGAATTTGGGTCTCCTGCTGGAGGATTTTTCCTTTACGGGATTCAAACTGGACAATGGTCTCAAGGGGCCGCTGCGGAGTGAATTGAATGTGCGGGAAAGGATCACAAAGTGGCGGCGGGGCAGGAGCACTTGGCTGGGGTGGACTAGCCCCGGCTCAACAACAAACAACACAAGCCTCCCCCCAGGCCGTAGCCGCATATACACAAGCACTGAATATGGCTAATCAGGCCATTCAGTCGACGCCCTGGCAAAACTATAGCACCGACCCGAATGCATTTGTTGCCCCAATGACGGGGACGCAACAGGCTGCAATTGGCGGCCTGTCTGGCATAGCCGGAGCCGGCCAGCCTTATTACCAAGCCGCCCCGGCGATGCAGGCGGAGGCGGGCATGACGCCGTCTTCTGCGGTTGTCGGTCAGTATATGAACCCATTTATGCAGCAAGTTGTTTCGCCAGTTCAGCAAGCACTGCAGCAACAACAGGGCCAGCAGTTGGCGCAACAGCAGGCCGAGGCAATAAGGAGCGGTGCATTTGGTGGCTCTAATGCCGCCACCCAAAGGGCTCTTTTGCAAGGTCAGCAAAATTTGGCTATGGGGCAGGCATTGTCTCCGTTGTATCAAACTGGATACGGCCAAGCTTTAGGCGCGGCACAAACAGATTTACAGCGCCAATTGGCCGCCGGTCAGGGTCTTTCACAGGCTGGAACTCAGGCGTTGCAGGCTCAATTGGCTGGCGGCACGCAGCAACAGCAAACGCAGCAAGCTGGTCTGTCTGCGCTATACAATCAATTTCTCCAGTCTCGCCAATATCCATATCAGCAAGCTCAATTTTATGCTGGGATTGCTGGTGGCCTTGGCCCGCTCCTTGGTCAACAAACGTATCAGGCTCAAGCCACAAGCCCGTTTGGCACATTCTTGGCCAGTAGGGGTGGTAGTGTTGATCAGAGCCGCATGGGCGGCGCCGTAACAAGCGCCGGAGACTTCTCTCGTGGCGGATATGCAACTGATGGCTCTGTAGACGACGACTTGGTTAAGTCTCAAGAGCAAATGTATAAAGACATTGAGAAGCCAGTTGACCCTTCTCTTCCCACTGGTCAAATACAGTCTGCTAAGGGATTAGACCCAGTCCAATTTTCTCCTCAACAAAAGCCAGAATCGACGGTTGATAAATTAACTAAATTGGCGTCGTTGGGGAAAGAGGCTTATGGGCTGGGAAAGGGCGCCTATGACGTAGGAAAAGGTGTTTACGATTGGACTAAGGGACAAAATCTTGCGCCCGCAGTTGGATTAAATTTATTCCCTAGCAGTTGGTCTGCACCTGCAGCCGCCGATGTCGCGGGGTCAGTTGCCGCAGATGCTGGGGGCGGTGGATTTCTAGCCGGTCTCGGCACAGCAATTACGGATGCGCTGCCCTTCCTTGCATTAGAAA